AGCATACTAAGGTCGGGCTCTATATTGCTAAATACCCATATTTGAGGGCTATCTATCCAGTATTCTTGATATTTGTAACGCGTATCGTATAATTTTCCTTTTTTTATTTGTTCAATGGCAGTGTATATACCATTTAATCTTTCTTTGTTCATAGCACGAGGTAAATCTACAAAAACGGGGGACGGGTCTCTGAGCTGTTTAGATGTACAAATGTCACACATACTCTGGACTAATTTTTCCGCATCATTTACCGGCGGTAAATCTATTCCTTTTGCAAATAATTCGCAAAGTGATGCTATTGTTGATTTTCCCTGATTACCTTTTGTACAGTATATCATATTAATTATTCTTGTATCAAAATGGTCTGCTGTATCGTATATCTGCTGTTGATAGGGATGTAATTTATTAAGTAATCCCCTGTATTGTCTAGGTATATATTTTTCTGTAACTCGTTCGTCCCAAGGACCTGCAACTCTTGTTTCATGTTTAGTGACATAGAATGTATCGCCTGTTAATGCTGTTGCATTACAGCTTGGTTCTAAATAATTTGGAACTGGTATTAATTGAAACATTGTCATTAGTTCGCTTTTGCGATGTTTCTTAATTAAAGACATTCTTCCTTGATAATGCATGTATCCATTCTCAACTCCTTTCTCAAGTTGAAAAACATACTTTTTGGCTATTAATTTTAGCTGCTTAATGATGTCGTCATGAGTGAGTCCATCTGCGCTGGTTCTAAAGTCCCATATTGCAACAGCATTCATTATATAATATCTATATATATAAAAAAAAAAGGATTTAAACGCAGAATTTTTTTGGCGTAAACTGGAAAAACACAAAAAAATTCCTAAAGTATATTAATTTAAATAGTTGGCACATTTGGCACAATATACCGGGAGGGGAAACCCCTGCGGACGCCTCTGCCCTTCCGGGCACCCGGAGCGTCCTCACCCCATAAAGTAGTCGAGTCGCTTTCGCTCCTCTCCAGCTACGCTGCTCCGCTTAGGCATCTTTAAACCAGGCACGAGTGTATCCGGTAGTATACAAGATTTTAGTTCCCGATGGAACGGAACCAGTAAGTGAATCGTCTACCTCTGCAGATATTGCTAAATAAACGGGTTTGTCTGTATTATTAGGAGCACCAGTGTTGTTGTCCATATATTTAATTAAATGGTCATATTTAACGTATTTCTTAAAGTGAAATACTTGTCCTAAAGGACTAACAGACGCTGCAGCAATATTGCCTTGTAAGCTTAGTGTATTACGGATAATATGAACTTTGTCATATAATACGGTCTTAACATAACCCTCGTCCCAGTTAATAGGTTGTAAAGTAGATGTAGCAGAATTAAGAAAATTGGTATCATAAACTAACGGAGCAGGGGAGGGAGGAATACCAAACGCTTGTGTAAATAGCGTAATGCGCAATTTGACATAAGGAAGGTAAAAAGTGTTAGAACCAATAACATAAAAATTAATTATCCTAAAGTAATAGTCCATAAGGAACCCAACACCTTTGACTTTGTCACCAATACGATTGCCGGCTGCTATTGCAGTAGAGTTGAGGACACCTTGATTTAGTTTGAATACATCTTGGACTAAATATTGAAGACCAGATAGCGCTCCATAAGGAGTAGCTACTGAGTTTGAGACACCTGCAGGGTCGGGACAATTAATTGTTTTGGTTTCTACTTGTGTTTTCATGACTTGCTTAATGGCTCGTCTAAGTGGTTTGGAAACCTTGCCAGTCGGCTTGCGATAAGCGCGTTTACGGCGGGGGAATTTTTTCTTTAGAGGCATGTTATAATATATCTAAAGAAAATAATTTAAAGATTTAAACGCAGTTAAAGCGTTCTAATTCTTTGTTCTCGTTGATGGTCCAGATTCTCCATCGGTCGAGCGATAGCATACTAAGGTCGGGCTCTATATTGCTAAATACCCATATTTGAGGGCTATCTATCCAGTATTCTTGATATTTGTAACGCGTATCGTATAATTTTCCTTTTTTTATTTGTTCAATGGCAGTG